CCCGGCACAATGAGGCTTACGACGTCGTTAGTGCAATCCGTGGTTTTAACTTGGTAAATGTCTACGTCGCCAAGTAGTGCGTTGTGTTCGGCGCTGCCCAAAAGTGTTACGCCCGGGTGCTCAAGTAGGTAATGGTCGGCAAATACTATTTCGCCTAACGCGCCTATTGCTTCGCGGCCTGCCCTAAATTGTTTGCGCTCGCTGTTAAACGTGTTTGCACACTCTTTGCGTTGTGCAGCAATAAATTTGGCGTAATCCTTTTGAGCTTGGCTAATTGTGCCCGTGTCGGTCACGCGTCGCCGCCTAACGCCTCTATTGCTAACTCAATGACAAACGCTCGAGGGTCTTCAATGCGTACCATGTCGGTATGTAAGGCCCGCAATTCGCCTTTTAGGTGGTAGAGGTGCCGGTTGTGTTTGCTTTCCACGTGTGCGGGTTTTACTAGCTCGTCCAAAATGGTAAACATTTTGCGTGTTGTTTCGCTAATTCCAATTTCGGGGTATTGCTCGTTGCTCATGTCGGGTTGTCTTTCGTGTCGGGTTAGTTTGCTGTTTTCCATGGTAGCCAACCGCTGTTACGCCAAATGGCTACGGCGGCTCGCACGTTAATTTGCGGGTCAAACAACTCGGCGCAATCGTCCAAAATGCCTTGGGCTTGTAGCCAGCCGGTAGGCCAGTACGTCGAAGGTTTGCACCAAAAGTAATTTAATTGGAAATAGCCAGCGCTACCGCCCATTGTGTCGGTTGGGTTAAAAGCGTCATGGGTGCAACGGCTCTCACGGTAAGCAACCTTGAGCGCTGTTTCCATTTCGGCTACCGGTAAGCCCTCAAGCGCAAGCAGGGTGCCAACAATTGTGCAGCTGTCCACGTTTACCGTCGTGGTTGGTGCCGGCACGGAATAGGGCACGTACACGGTGCTGGCAATGGTGCTTGCTGGTTGGTCATTAGGCGCGTTTAGAGCGCTTGTAGTGGCCGCAAACCCCAAAAGGGCTGTAACTATGCCTATTACTAATTTGGCGCTTGTAATCATGGTTTTACCTCGCATTGGTAGGGGACGCCCCACGTGCCGCTAGCCAAGGTTTTAAAAGCTAGTTGCGCGTGTAATACGCGTGTCGTTTCGGCGTCTCGGAATAGTTGAAACATGGCTTGTTGGCCGTTGTCAAGTGTCGTTATGTAGCACTCGTATAAAAAGGTTTGTAGCTCGTCTGTCATTAGGTACCTCTAGCTTTCCGTCGGTAGTCCAACGGTAGTGCAGGGTGCTACGCGGTTGGTGGATTATCCCCGAACACCAATAAAAACGCGGCTTCTACGGCTTGCGGGTTGTCTGCCATGGCGGGCGTTATTTCAACGTGCCACCAATCGCCGCCGGGTGCGCCGCTTATGTCGGGTTTGCTGTAACTACTCCACGCTTGACGGTCACAACGCCAACCACGGCCAAAAGGTTTTGGAAAGTAATCTAAAATTGCTTGGACGCCTAGCGCGTTGGCGTTAGCAACAACCTTGTTTATAAACTCAAGTGACGTTTTACGGCCTGTTGGTACACCCTTGTTTTTGTCTGCCATGTAGCGATAGCTCAAGTCAACGGCGCGGCCCGTGGCATGTACCGACAAGCTGCCCGGCTTGCCTTTCATGTCACGCTGGCCCCATGAGCCGTTATTCCATAAACTTTTGTTGCTGTATTTGACCGCGCATTTAATCCACGCGTCCATACCGGCACGTGGCGCGGGTGCGGCCCCGTCGGCGTTGCCTATGTAATCTCGAGCGCCAACAACACCCGGCTTGGCTTTAGCAACGCTCATTGGTCAAGTTGCGGGGTTTTGCTTTTAAGGCCGTTAGACGCAACAAGGCCGCTAAGGGTGCCAGTAAGAAACACAAGCAACGTAGATAGCAAGTCAATGAGCTGTGCGTCTGTAGGCGCCTGTTTTTCAGGCTGGTCTACAAAAAGCACTCCGTAGATAAATGCAAATACCGTAAAAGTAAAACATACCGCTAACAAACGGCCCACAAAAACTATAAGTGCCGCGTGTTGTTGTTCAGGTGTTTTAATCATTTTCGCAACTCGCTTTTGTAAAACATTGGTACGTAGTATTTTGTTTAGAAATTGTGCACCCATTAAGCACCGCCGCTATAACTGCAACCATAAAAACAAGGGCCGCATACTTAACCCACGGGCGGGACATACGGTTCAGGTTGTGGTGGTGGCGTAAAATCTTGTGTTAGAGCGTCGTAAATATAATCTATGCCTGCGTAAGTTTTGCCGGGCAAATCATAAAAAGTTTCTACCCATACGCCCGTATACCGTTCGGGGTTTTCTGCCATGAATTCGGCTGTTACTACGTGCACGTCAACTACTACGTTTTCGTTGTTTAGTTGTGCAAAGTATTGTGCGGTCATACCTTAAACCTTACGTAAACAATTCCGCTCGCACCAGCACCGCCCGTTACACCGCCGCCGCCGCCTGAACCTGTGTTGGCTGTTGCTGTTCCACCTGTTGCGCCACCGCCTGCACCTGCACCGCCAGTACCTGCCGCGCCGCCACTCGATGAACCATAACCGCCGCCGCCACCTGCACGAACCGCGGCCGCACCTGAAATAAATGCTGCGATGTCTGTCCCGTTACCGCCTGCGCCGCCGACACCTGACGCACGATTACTGCCAGCCGACGACGAACCACCACCGCCACCACAAGAGCTAGGACTGAAGCCACCGTTACCGCCAATAAATCCGCCAAGCGCTAAAACGGTTCCGCCGTTGCCAGCAATACCACCACCGCCGCCGCTTGCGCCTGATTGGCCGTAACGACGGGCAAAGTTGGCGTCCTCGCCGCCTCCACCACCGCCGCCAGCGGCAGAAATAAAAGAACCGATAGCGCTAGTTAAACCTGATTCGCCCCAACCGTTGTTGCTAGTAGCACCTGCACCACCTGCGCCAACATCGACTGCAATAGTTGCGGCTGGTAGATAAACCGTCGTTGCCGCTGCAATACCCAAAACTTGGCCTGCACCTCCACCGCCACCAGATGACCCACCGCCAGCACCGCCACCAATCATCATCACATCAAACAAGCCAGCCTTGGACACAACAAGGTTGTCATCACTACTAAATGCAAGCAACGTGTAATTTATGCCGCCAACTGTAATGCTCGAACTTGTACCGCCTGTTGCCGTGCCATAACTTGCACCGCCACCGCTAAAAAAAATAGCAGCACTAGCACTAGTAAAATAAAGCGTGCCACCCCCCCATTGTGCCAACGCTAAAGAGCCAGCGGTAGTTACCGTTGCCGTGCCGGCCGTAATCGTGCAAGTGCCGGCACCAATGTTTTGTATAAAGAGATTGTCGCCTGCTTGGAATAGCGAGGTGTTAACGGTAATGGTTGTTGCGCCTGCCGCGTTCATTTGTACGCGCTTGCCAGCGTCGCCAGCCACTAGCACGTAGCTAGCGGTTTGTGCGTTTATAGGTACGTTAAACGTCGAGTTAAGTTGCGCGGCCGTGAGCACGGCGCCACTTGCAAAAGGGTACGGGGTTGTTGCCATATTGGGTACTTTATCCTAAAACGGGTTGTGGGTCGGTTATTCCTAAAATTCCGTAAATGGCGTCGTTCAAAATAAATTCGTACACAATCACCGTAGGGCTGGTACTAATTAGGACGCTATGCCCGGTAGCAAAATTTAGGCGGTGCTCTATGCCCTCTATGGCTAGCTCTTGGGCTAGCTCGCTGGTTGTGTTGCCTGTTTGAAATGTTTTTTCTATGGTGATTGTGTCGCCAATCTCAAGGGTGGCTACCGTGTCTCGTTGTGCAGCTGTTAGGACGGTAAACGTCGTTTCTACTGACGTGTAGCGGGCCTCAGGTTGGCCGTTTAGTAGGTAGTCCGCGGCGTCGTCTATGGCTGTTTGCTCATGTAAAAGGCTGTTGCCAATGTTGGTGGTTTGTATAAAGTACGTGGCAATGCTGCCAGCGTCTACAGCGGTGGCGGTTTTGTCGTCTAACCCTGTAACTACGGCTCGGTTTATTACTTGGTCGGCTTCAAACGATATGCCGACGCCCGTAAATTTAAGGGTGCCGGGTGCGCCGTCGTCGTGGAAGTCTGCCGAGCTGCCCGCAAGGGTGTTGCCGATACGGTTTTGAAAAGTTAGGACGCCTGCCCTTGACATAAAAAGCCGTCCAAATTCGGCGGTGTCGTTAATTTGGCTTAAGTAACTAAGTGCATTGGTACCCGCTGGCACGGTGTAAGCGCTGTCATGGCCGAGGTTTACGGTGCCTGTAGCAATGTTTCGGGCCGCTAACGGAAACGCTACTTCGGGTAAATCTAGGACGGTTTCTATGCGCTCGCCCGAGGTTTCGGCGGTTACGTTGAGCTCGTCTAAAACCGTTTGGCTTAACAAATAGAATTGGTCGGCGCAATATACCTCTACGGTATCGTTGCCGCCAAGGCTAAAGTTGTAGTCGTAGTTAACAACGTAGCCGTTAAAAATGAATTGCGGCGTGTTTGTGCTGTCGTAGCGTAGTAGCCGTACCTCGCGCATTGGGGCTAGCCCGGGTTGTGCCGTTGCCGGGTCATAAAACGGGCTATCGGTGTTAAATGGGTTAAATACGCCGCCCGCTAACGTGTCGTCAAGGGTAAAAGTCATGGTGCCAGCGCCGAACGTGTCGCCTTGGTCGCGTCGTCCACGGCGTACGTTGACGTTTAGAGCGCCGTCTAAAACACTTGCAAATTCGCTAGTTCCGTCTAAAACGTACTCGGTATTGTTGAGCACTCCGCGCGTAGCGTCGTCGAGTGTAAACGCGTCAAGTAAAAAGCCTGTCGCTATTTGTAGGTCATAATTGCCCGATTGGACTACAGCAACAGCCATGTTAAGCCACGTTTAATTGCAGCGGGCCAGCGGTACGCGAATACGCCCGCAACGCGTTAACAACGCTTTGCCCTATTTCGGCGCTAGTAGACAAACCGCCAGCCACGTTAATTGTTACGCCGCTACCGCCCATGTTGCCCATTTGCGATAACGGAATAACAGCCTCGGGGCCTGCCTCGCCAATCATGGCAAGCGTTGGCCCGGTCACTATGCCGCCGTCCGCCATTTTAGGTATTGAGCTGCTAATAGTGGAAACAATACGGTTAACACGCTCGGTTACTACTACGTCAATGTTGACCGAGCGCTTAAGCTTGGCGGCTATCTCGTCCATTTTAGCCATAAGTTTTGGCGTTAATTTGGTTAGCTCTGCCTCAAGGCCGTTAACAATAAATTGCGCTTGGTCTACGCCTGTCTTGTACCACTTGTTGGCGGCTTGTATGCCTACCTTGTCGGCTGCCCGTTGGGCGGCCTCTACAAGCGCGTTGGTTTCGTCTATAGCGGTTTGCCCGCCCTTTACAAGCTCTAGGGCTATTTCGGCGCCAGCAACGTTGCCAGCGTCTAGCACGTAACCTAATGCGTCTTGGCTTAAACCCATCTCAAGGGCTTTGCCGAGGTTTACGGAATATTCGACGACGCCTTTAACTTGGTCACGTAGGGCGTCTATAAAGCCTTTAAAGCCGTAGTCGCCTGACTCGAGCGCGGCGTTAAAATCTAGGGCACCCTTAACGGCGTCGCTTACCTTGGTAGCAAACCCGTCGAATTCGCCTTGCGCCTCGGCCAACTTATCTTTAGCGGTATCTACTGCCTCGGTAAGTTTTTCTTTAAGCGCCTCGGCAAAACTTTCCACCTCTTTTTTAGCGCCGCCCACGTTGTCTTTTGTTTCTTTAAATTTAGAATTAAATACACCGGCAGCGTCCGCTACGCGCATTTGCTGTTGGGCCGACAAACCAAGCGCCTTGTTATATGCGCCTGTTTCTTGCTCGGCGTCAAAATAGCCCGAGCCAATAGCCTGCAAGCCGTTAACAAACAACGAAATGGGGTTAATGAGCTCGCCAATTAACTTGCCAAATTTGCCAACCTTTATGGTTGCGTTGGTTGCCGGGGTGGGCATAGCGCTAAATGCGTCGTTAATTTTTACTAAGCCGTTAGCAAAATCAGTTGCCGCTGGCAATAGTTGTTGGCCTAGTTGTATTTGAAAGTTTTTAAACAATGCGCTTAGGGTGCGTTGCTTGTTAGCGAGGCCGTCGGCTGTCCTAGCAAAGTCGCCTTGCGCGTCGCCTGTCTGTTTATAGATAGCGGATTGTGCCGCCAAAATCTTTTGTTGTGCTGTCAGCGCACCGCTGCCCTTGTATATGCCTAATTCCATTGCCTCGGCTTTTAGGGTTGCGTCGTTAAGCAATACACCAAAACGGCGTAGAGGCTCTGCCTCGCCACGTAGGGCCGCGCCAATGGCCTGTACAGCTTCCTCGGGCGTTGTGTTGTTAAACGACGCTAGGTCGGTAGCAAGGGTTACAAAATCTGTAGTAAATAGGCTTAAATCCTCGCCAGCAAGCCCGGCAGCTTTACCGAACGTGCCGAAAGCACCGGCAGCGTCGAGCACGGCCTGTTTGGATTGGCCTAACTCTCGGGCGGCGGTGTCTGCAAATGTTTTAACGCTCTTAGACGCCCGCCCAAAAATTACGTTTACTTTGCTGGTTGCCTCTTCAAAATCCGAAGCCGCACGAATAGCCGGGGCAATAACTTGGGTAATTGTGCCGATAGCGGCGGCAGCTGGCAGCAATGCGCGCTGCAAAATAAAGCCCGCTTTTTGGGTTGTTGTGGTAAGGCTTTTAAATTCGCGTTGAGCGTCGGCAACACCCTTGCCACTAAAGCTTGTTAAAATCGGTATGTTAATTGCCACGGGATACCACCAAATTACGGTTTGTCTGTTGCATAACTTTACCCACAATGCTTAGTAGCTCGGCGGTTACTGCCGGGCGGTTGCTTTCTACGGCCTTGTCAATTACGCGTGGCGCGTCGCCTACCTCTTTCTTTAAGCTGGCTATAAACGCCGTGTTACGGATACCGCTAATGCCCGCGCCCGCGTGGTCATAGATAGCGCCCGCAAAACTCTTTTGTTGTACCACCATTAAACGGTATGGCTTGGCAGCGTAAACAACTTGCCGGGTGTAACCGCCTTGGTCAAAATCTACGTAGCGCTCTTTAGTTGCTCGTACACCTACGCGCACGTTAAAACCGCCTTGCACCTCGGATATGTTCCAACCCGCCTCTCGGCCACGGATTAGCGAGCCTCGACGCATACCGGATAGCGGGGCACCGTTGCTACGCGATTGTGTAGAAACCATGCTTCGGGCCTCTTGCACAATTTGGTTTCCAACGGTTTTAATGTCTTTAGTTACTTGCCGCCTAATTTTGCGGTCTATGTCGTTTAACTCTTTTAACGCGTTTTGCACCCCGTAAACGTCAATTTGTCCGGTTATGCCCATAGCGTCGCTACCTTTTTTTGTGTGCCTCTGTCAACACTTTAGCCACCGTCTGCAAGTCTTGTAGCTCAAACGGGATATTAGGCGGCCACCAACCGACAGCTACTAGCACCTCGGCTAGCTGGCGTCTGTAGGTGCCGCTTCGGTAAAACTTGGTTGCTCTTGCTCGACAACCTCAATGTTGACAAGCTGTTTAATAAAGTTGTCAAACTCTGCCGGTACAACAATTTTGTTTAACTTGGACGCCTCAAACGCCAAATAGGCTAAATCCTCTATGCCAATGCCATTGGCCATGTCGGACGCCTTGCGTTTAAATTTCCTCTCCCATGCCACAACAACGTAAAGGTTGGTTGTAACCGTGTACGTGTTGTCGGGTAGCTCAACTTTTAGGGTTAGCTGCATAACTAGCCTCTTTCGTGTCGGGCCGTGTTGAGGCCGTTATTAGGAAACGTCTACCGAGTATGAGCCGCCAGTAAACGTAATGTCAATAGTTGACAATTCGCCCATGGTTGCGTTAATGACTGGCAAAGACTCTAGGTAGGTGCCGGTCAAAGTAAAGCCCGGGTTAGTTGCCGAGTACGTGCCGGGCGTTGTTGGTGCTTGTGGCGACACAATTACCGTTACTTGCGTACCGACAAGGGCGGCCAAGCTTGCGTATGTTTCGCTTGCGGCGTAGCTCATGTAAAGCGTCAGGGTTAACTCGTTGTTTTGCAAGCCAGGCGACATGAAACGAGCAACGTCACCAAATGCGGTGGATTCGAGCACCTCAATGGTTTGTGTAAGTGTTGCGGCGGTGCATTGGTCGCGCAAGTTAACCGTTGCAATAATTACGTCCGGGTTACTTAGGTAAGTTGTTGTGGCCATGGGGTTACTCCTCGTTTGTGTCTATGTCTTTTTTAGCATTTTTTGCGGGCTTAGGTGCG